TATTAGCTTCTAAAGCTATGTAGCCTATAGCTGTATTACCATCACCTGTGGTATTGGCTCCTAAACTTAGACCACCTACAGCAGTGTTTTGTTTCCCTGTTGTAGTAGCAATCATAGAGTTTAAACCTATAGCTACGTTGTAGCCATCTTCATTAGTAGATGGGTTATAAACTTGTAAAGCATTAGCTCCTATAGCTATGTTTCTGTCGCCAACTGTATTTGTTCCTAGAGCATCTTTACCAACAGCTACGTTTAAGTCACCTGTAGTTATAGCATCTCCTGCTTGTGCACCTACTACTGTATTATTACTAGCTGTAGTTGCATTTACTAAAGCATTATGACCTACAGCTACATTACTCGCACCTGTGGTATTAGTAAACAAGGATTGGAAACCAACTGCAACATTATAATCTGCTGTTTCGTTATTTGATAAAGCATTTTTACCTACAGCAACATTTGATGAGCCTGTGGTATTATCAGTCATTGCTTGATAGCCTACAACTGTATTACTACCTCCTGTGGTATTAGCATCTAAGGCTTGATAACCAAATGCTGCATTAGTCTCACCTGATGTATTAGCAGCCATAGCACTTCGACCAAATGCTGTATTTCCTGAACCTGTATTGGCTTGTAGAGCATAGTAACCTACAGCTGTATTATCAGAACCTGTTGTAACAGTTTCTAAAGAATCAAGACCTATTGCTACATTATAGTTTCCTGTAGTTATTTTTTGACCAGCATCTTTACCTATCCCTATGTTTCCTTCTCCTGAAGTATTATCATTTAAAGAATAATTACCAATAGCTATATTGTCGTCACCTGTATTGTTATATAATGTGTCTCTACCAATAGCTACATTATTAGCTATTCCTGTGCCAGTAACTAACAAAGCTCTATAGCCTATAGCAACATTATCAGAACCTGTTGTTAATGCACCTAATGCTGATTTACCTACAGCTACATTATTTGTTCCTGTAGTTATAGCATCACCAGCTTCTGAACCCATTACTGTATTGTTTACACCTGTAGTTATTAAACCACCTGCTGCGTAACCAACTGCTGTGTTTTCGTTAGCTGTTGTATTAGCACCTAGTGCTGATGTTCCTAGTGCTGTGTTATAGCTTCCTGTGGTATTAGCATCAAATGCTTGTCTTCCTACAGCTACGTTGTAGTCTCCTGTAGTATTTGCACCTGCTGCATAAAAACCTACTGCTGTGTTGTGACCACCAGTAGTATTGGCTCCTAATGCTGCTTGACCTATCGCTACGTTTTCACTAGCTGTGGTGTTAGCATCTAAAGCAAAAGAACCTACTGCTACGTTGTTTGCTCCAGTGGTGTTTGCTTTCATTGCATCATGTCCAATCGCTGTGTTGTCATCAGCTGTGGTATTTGCAGTTAATGCACTTGCTCCAATAGCTACATTGTCTGCACCTGTTGTATTAACTAAAAGTGAGTTCATACCAACTGCTGTGTTTCCAGAACCAGTGGTTAATGTAGTCAATGCCTTACGCCCTACGGCTGTGTTTGCATCACCAGTTGTTATATCATCAAAAACTTCATATCCAAATCCTGTGTTATTGTCAGCACTAGATAATGTGCCTGTACCAGCATCATTACTGATAAGCATACTTTCACTAAAGTTAGTTATGTTTGAGGATATGCCGACACCATTGATTGTTCCATCAACGTGTAAAGGATATGAAGGACTGGTTGTATTGATTCCCACGTTTCCTGAAGAATCTATCCTGATTCTTTCAGAATTGTTAGTAAAAAAATGTAAATAATTTGAGCCATGACTTCCTGAAACATAATTTGTAGTTCCACCAAAATATAATTTATCTGTACTACCAACTCTTATATTTCCATTTACATGAAGTTTTTCTGAAGGTGAGGCAGTTCCTACACCTACATTTTCACTACTATCAATAGTTATAGCTAATGCATCTGCATTATCATCTATACCAGTTGACCTAAAACTTGTAAGAGTACCAACACTTGTAATGTTTGTTTGAGCTGCTGTAGATAACGTACCTGCTAGTTCTCCACTAGAACCATAAACAACAGCTTTACTATTTACAACTGTATTAGCTGTAGAGCCGTCTAATAAATTAAGTTCTGTTGCTGTACTTGTAACACCATCTAAGATATTTAGTTCTGCTGCTGTTGACGTAACACCATCTAAGATATTAAGTTCAGCCGGTGTTGAAGTAATAGCAGTTGTTGTAGCTGCTGCCAAGACTGGAATATATCCACCTTGGTTAATTAAATATTGTGTGTGGTCTGCTGTTGGGTCTACTATACTAAGTGTAGTTTCATGTGCATCTGCTGTAGCTCCTTCAAATATAATAGCATTTGAAGCTTCCATAGTAACTGTATCTGCTGTAGTAGTTGTTCCTGCTACAGTAAGTTTAGGAACTAATAGTTCTCCTGTACTTGGATTATATCTTAAAGCACCTGTGTCATCTAATAAACCATTTGATTCATCATGGAAGACTACAGGGAAATTTGTATTTGCTGTGCTGTCTGAAACTGTAGTTGTAGCAGCTAGTGTTGCATTTGCTACTGTAGTTCCTGCTATAACACTTGCTAAAGCAGTTCCATTTACTGTAATTGCATCGGCTTCTAAAGTACCATCTACATCTACATCTCCACTTATATCTAAAGTGGCTGCGTCTAGTTCACCTGTAATTGTTAAATTTCTTAAGCCTGTGTAATCTTTATTAGAATCTAAGACAACACCTTTAGAAGCTATTGCTGTACCTACGGCAGTTGAACCTAAATCAAGATAATTAAGTTCACCAACAACAACTGTTGCTCCGTCTAAAATATTTAGTTCGGCTGCTGTAGAGGTTACTCCATCTAATATGTTTAATTCAGCTGCTGTAGAAGTTACACCATCTAAAATATTTAATTCTGCTGCAGTACTTGTTACACCATCTAATATGTTTAACTCTGCTGCAGTACTTGTAACACCATCTAGTATGTTTAATTCAGCTGCTGTACTTGTAACATTTGTTCCACCAATATCTAGTGTAGTCATTGAAACTTCACCTGCTACTGTCAAAACTCCATCAGCAAGAGTCATCAAATCTGTATCGTCTGTATGTCCTATTGTTGTGCCATTAACTATTACATTATCAACTGTAAGAGTTGTAAGAGTTCCAAGGCTTGTAATGTTTGATTGAGCAGCACCTGTTACTGTAGCAGCAGTTCCTGTTGTATCTTGGTTTAATGTACCAACTGTAAAATCTAATGTATTATCTGAATCATCGTAGGCTACAGTTATTCCTGACTCTGTATTAGAGGTAACCATAGCTCCGACTGTATCACTAATTGTTTCTGCAAGTGTAGTACCGCCAATAGTAATTGCGTCAGCTTCAAGAGTACCATCAATATCTGCGTCACCACTAATATCTAATGTAGCTGCATCTAGTTCTCCACTAATAGTAATATTTCTACCACCAGTAATATCTTTATTTGCGTCTGTTATAATAGCCTTACTTGCTATTACTGTTCCGTTTGTTATACCATCTATAAGGTTAATGTCTGTAGCACTAGCTGTTACACCATCAAGAATATTTAATTCAGCAGCTGTTGAAGTAACTCCGTCAAGGATATTTAATTCTGCTGCTGTCGATGTAACTCCGTCAAGGATATTTAATTCAGCTGCAGTTGAAGTAACTCCGTCAAGAATGTTGAGTTCTGCAGCAGTTGATGTAACTCCGTCAAGGATATTAAGTTCAGCTGCAGTTGCAGTGACTCCATCCATAATGTTTAGTTCTGCTGCTGTTGCAGAAATTGCAGTACCGTTAAAGTTAATTGCATCTACATAAGCAACCCCATCAATATATAAATCTTTCCATTCAGAACCTGAAGCACCTAAGTCATAAGTATTATCAGCACTTGGTAAAAGATTAGAAGCTACATCTGCACTAAAAGCTACTGTATCAGAAGCTGCATCTCCAAATGTTAAATTACCTGAAATTGTAGCATTACCTGTAACTGTAAGATTTCCACCTACTGCTAAGTTACCAGAAATATCTGCAGCACCATTCATATCTATTGTAGTAGCTGCTATTTGAATTTCAGTATCGGCAACTAAATCTAACTGTCCATCAGCACTTGAATAAATATAAATAGCAGTATCTCTAAACTGTACTTTTTCTGTGCTATCTATTAATAAATCATCTGAGAATTTAAAATAATCCTCGTCTTCCATCCATGTTAAAACACCATCGTTTGAATTAGCGTTAAAAGTAATAGCTATGTCGGTATCTGCACCTGTACCAAAACTTAAAGTATTACTGTAAAGTGTTGAAAGTGGACCACCATCTCCTGTGGTACTACCATCGTGTGTATGCCCTGAACTTACGTTAAAAGCATTTACTAATTGATTAAATTCATTGTTAAAAAGTGCAGCTGTAATGGTATCCCCATCACTAAATGAACTCTGTCTAGTATATGTTGCCATGTTTTGTTATCTCCTGTTATTGTCTTCCTGATGGTCTATAATTTATATATAGCCCATTAATTGCATACGGTGCATTTTTATCTGCACTAAAAATTCTAAAAAAATTACTATGTCCACTTCCTGTTAAAGCTTGTCTTACTAGTGGCTGTTGTGCTGCTCCAAATGTTGCAGCATTAAAAACAGCACTACCAAACAAAGCTGGTTGTGGTATAGAATCTAAAGTTATATCTACTGGTTGGGGTGTTGTATTACTATCATAATCAAACTTATATCTTAAAGTAGGCTGACAGTCTCCCTCTGGAGTAAAAGATATTTTTACATAATCTAATGTTTTTAAAGTCCCTAAATCTCCATAATCAAAATCTGGTGATTGATATTCTGCTTCAATATCTGTTGAAGTTCCTGCTGGGTTAAAATCATTTCCGGAGTCGTGATTATAAATATACCCATCTCTATCACCATGATAAAACTTTTCTATGCCATTACTTGCAAAACCTGAAGTAATAGCGGGTGCTTGGATTCCTAATGTTTCTGACCACTGGAATCCTTGTGGTCTTAGTGTTCCTATAATGCCCTTTGAAGTTGCTGAAGTATCAGAAGAAGTACTATAAAACATTCTATATTGTGATTTGTCTCTAATTACTACACTACTAAATTGTAGTGTATTCTTTGCAGCTAAAATATTATTTATAATAGGCTGTATTGCTTGGCTAATAGTTCCCAACTCAACGTCACCAATTCTTGCTGTACCTGCTACTGTTCTAAAACCGTCTGGTGCTAAAAATATTAAGTCACCAGCTATCTCTTGAATTGTTTGTCCATCTACGCAACCTACGTTTTTTGTAACTGGAACAACAGCTATGTTAGAAGAATCGTTTATATTTATAAGTTTAAATATTGAGTTTTGACAAAAAATAAATAACTCATTACGGAAACTTTTTAAGCCTACAACTTTATCTTCTAGTGTTACACTGCCTGAACCGGTACCACTAAAACTATCTATGTCATTTGTTGCACTATAATAAATAGTGTTAGGTGTGCTGGGGTCTCCAGCTACTACTAAATGTTTGTCATGTATATTACAAAACTTAGCTGTTTTAGAGCCATCTATTGTTATTTGACTAGCAAAATAAGTTCTGGAAGATAAAGCACTTCCAGTGCCTGTCATCTTAAATAAAAATGGTTTATTGTTTCCACTCTTATCTGTTATAATTAATTCACCATAATCTGAAGTACCTTCATATAAAGCAAATTCACATTGGTCTAAACTTGTTAAAGATAGTTCACTTCTACCAGTAAATGTAGAATAATTATCTCCACTTGCAGATACACTAGCTTTATTTAATTGTAACCAACTTGTTCCATCTTTACTAAAAAATATATCATCACCAGCTACTGTAACTGCTCCGTCTGCATATACTGATAAACCTTCTATATCATTTGAAGTATTTGGTCTGGCAGCACTTCCACCACCAAAAAGACTATAGCCATTAATTCTTCTATACCCGCCTTCTATAGATACTTCAAAGTTTCTTAACTTAGTTGCTAAGCCCGGAGTTCTTAATAGTGCTAATGAGTTAGTAGACTTATTAAGTCCACCTTCCATTGGTACAGCAAAGGGCTGAGCAGCTGACATTAGAAGTATCTCCTATCGTCTGTCATATCTTTAGGTTGTGGGTTTATTAAATTAGATTTCATGTGTCTTATATTTCTTTTATACTCATCTAAAGCAAAAGCAGCTTGTTGTAAATTGTTTTTAAATTGATGTACATAATATCTAGCTCTAGCAGTTAATACATTACTGTATTGCTCTGGCATAGGAATAGTATCATCGTGTGCTGATAAAGCTGTTGGTTTAGTAAAAGCATAAAAATGCACATTATAAACTTTATCTGGTATTGGACTTAAGCCAAACTTTCTATGGTCTGGACTTTTAATTACATAAGAAGGTTCGCCGTGTGCAGCATCTGAACCTTCAGCATCGTCTGAGTTTTCACCATCTCTATTATATCTTTTCCAATCAGCTAAAGTTAAAAATCTTAAACCTTTAGAAACATAAGGAGAAGATTCTCCACTTACGTTTATTGTTGTTAAATAAAAATCATCCCAGTCTACTGATGAATAGTCTGTAGTTATACTTGAACTACCAGATTTTAATGTATACCATCTAGTGCCTGCTACTGTTGCTACTGTTACATTCCCATAAAAAGGGTCTGTGCCTCCACTAACTGCAGAAGCAAAAAAAGGTAATTGAGGTTCTTCGTTTGCTACATCAAATAATGCTTTATTTAATGCATCTTTGACAAAACCTTGAATGCCTGTAGCAGAAGAAAACGAAGCTGAAGTTAAAACAACCTCATTAAGTTCTCTTAATATTTCATTGCTTAAAGCTAAATATGTTGTTGCCATTATTTTTTATGTTTTTTTTGTATTTCAAAGTTTGCCGTTAAACTTGCTCCTTTATGTGAAACAAATTTACCGGTGTGTTTCATAAGCTTGTAAGATTTACCAGCCTTCATCCAGTGATAACCTTTAGGTGCTTTAACTTTCATGTTTAATTAGCTGAAGCTTTTGGACATTCACCATGACCATACATAGGTTGTGCTGAAGCTGAACCACCATACTTATATTCTCTTCTAGCGTGTTTATTTCCATCGTGTCCTGCCGGACCACCATGTTTATATGACATTTTAGGTTTACCACCACCCATCATTTTGTTTCTTTTTTCTTTTCCGTACATAATTTTTTCCTTATAAAAATGGAAGGCTCCGAAGAGCCTCCCTAGTTAATTTTAGTCAATTCCGTAGAATGCACCTACAAGCGCTTCACTTCTTAGTACTTTCGCACCATATACATGAAGACCTCTCACGATGTCACCAAAGGAACTTGGGTCCCTGATAACTTCAGTTGAAAGGATTGTGTTTGCAGTAGCAACAGCTGACATGTGACCAGCCAAACATTTACCAGCAGCATTAGATGTGCTTGCAATGTTATTAGACTTGTACATATCAAAACCACGTAATTTTCCACTTGATACTAAGCCATTTCTAATTGAGCCTTGACCTGCGTTAAAGTCTACAGACAACAATTTAGAAGATGCTTGTCCTAGAACCTCATAGAAATCAGGACTTGCGACAAACCATCTACCTTCTTCAGGTACATTTTGTTCGTCTAAAAGTCTTGCCATTCTAGCCATGACATCTAGTGGGTCGTGTTCACTAGTGCCTAAGCCTATGTCTAAGTTACCAGTGCCATCAAATGTGCCAGCCGCTAGGTCAGTAGCGTTGTCACTACCTAACACGTGGTCAGGTGATGAACTTGATATACCAGAAAACATAGTTGCAATAACTGCAGCATCGTATGAATCTTTAAGAGCATACGCAGCAGAACTTGAAGCTACTTCTTTGAAGTTGACGTGTGACATATTAGTCTCAATATCATCTACGATGAATTTGAAAGCTTTTGCACTGTCAACAACAAGAGAAAGCTCTTGGTCTGTTAATTTAGTTGCAGTTGTATCGCTACCTCTTGTGTAATCAGACACAGAGATAACTGGTTCTTTAATAATCTTAACTGAGTCTCCGTAAGCAGATATTTCACCAGCATAGTCGGTGTTTGTAATAGCTTCTACTACCGAGGCTTTCCTAAAGAAGTTTAAAACCTTTTTAGAATAAACGGAAGGTAGGAAGAAACTATTAGTCTGTCCACTTACAGAGTTCGCAAAGTTAGCATTAGTATCGGTACTTGGTTCAAAATATTGAGCCATGATACTTCTCCTTTTAAGTTAATTAATAGTTTATCTAATGATTCTGCCTTCTTGCATAGCATCTGATATGTCTTTTTCGTACTTATCAAATTCTGCTATACTTAAAGCAGCAATCTCCCTTTCGGACCAAACTTTTTGTTGCTTCGGTTCTATACTTGTTGTTTTAGTAGAGACCATATCAGCAGCATTTCCTCTAGTCCTAGAAGATGACTTTGTCTTTTTAGGAACATCCATACCTATATCACGTTTAAATAAATCTATAGCACGAGAAGCTAAATCGGCATCGTCAGCGTTTGAATAAATCCATGTTTGGATAGAGTCAGGCTGTTCTTTTGCCCATGAATGAAAATTATCACTGTTTCTAATATCTTCAAAATCAGGATGTCTTTCATTTAACCTTTTTTCTGCATCTTTTCGTATTATCTGCTGTTCTCTTTCTTGGAGTTTACCAAGGCGTTCTTCAAGAACTTTTGCTTTGGATTCACTTTGTAAGTGAGCAACAGTTTCTACTACTTCGTAAACATCAGGATAATTTTTTTTAAACTTATCAAGTTCTTCTTCAGTTTTTGGAGCTTTGTAGTTAGTTCTATTTTTGGTAGCTTCGTCTACTAACTCTTGTTCTCTAAGTTTAAACTCATTAAGTTTAACATCATAATGTTTTTTTAAGTCATCATAACGTTTTTTGTAGTCTGGTTTTTTATAAGGAGTATCCTTTTTACTTTCCAGTTCTTCTCTATTTACACTTCCTTCAGCTTCAATATCAGTAATATCGTTGCTATCAAAAAGTTTATTTTTTTCTGAAGGTTCTTCAAAAAACATATTATTTGATGAAACAAAAGGTTTTTCATCTACTTCGTGCCAATCTTTTTTAGCGTTATAAGGATTTGGCTTTTCCTCTTTTTGGACTTGTTTAGTCATATTCTTTCCTCCTAATCAGGGCTTCGTTTAACAAGGTAGCTGCGATGTCGACTTGCAGGGCTTGTCTTGTAAAAGGTCGCCTTTCGGTTTAAATAAATAACAAGGTGCCTACGCTAATAGGGTAGCCTTGCTACTTTAAGCTATTGGAAGTATCTATGTCTTGGGTCTAAAGGATTAGTAGCTACCATACCTTCTTTAATTTCATTGGGTATAGTAGACTCATCTGGTTTAGTACCAAAAACAGGAGAAGGTTTAACTTCTTCTGGTAGCATACCGCCGTTAGCCATTCCTTGTCTTGCATCTGCTTTAGCTTCAGCTTCTTTCATTACTGACATCAAAGTATCAGTTCCGATTTCTTTTGCAGCTTTTGCAGTAAAGACAAATTCTCCGTCAGATAACCGTGCTGGTATACTGTCGGATACGCCATTACCCGGACCCTCTACGAGTCCTGCTCCGGCAAATTCTTGAGCAACATCTACAACTTTATCAAAAATCATAGCTAGTTCCTCGTCTTGTTCTAATTTTGTTTCTAGCATTACTTCTTCTTCATCAGTTAATGCTTCATCTAAAATAAAATCTAAATAGTCCTCTTCCATTTCCATATCAGAGACCATATCTTGTTGTTCTGTTTCTAAAGGCATTAGTTCAGACATTTGCATATCTACATCTCCGCCTTCTTGTTTAGGCTGTCTTTCATCCTCTTCCATATCTTTTATATAACTGTTATGTCCTTCATTAAATAATTCTTTATTTAGTTGATATCGACTATAAACAGAGGGATAATTTTTTAATATTTCTGGATTATTATAAGATTCTTTAATTTGACTTTTAGGTATATTATTAATAATAAGAAAACGAATATCGGCTATATCGTCAAATTTTTGATTAATTTTTTTTATTTCTTCCGGAGACATGTCTTCAACACCTCCGTTTGCAAAAACTTTTCTGCCTTTTAAAATATCAGCTTGAGTAACTTTCCCGTCACCGGTTAAATCTGGAAATTTTCTTGCCATTATTTTTCCTTTGCTTTTCCTACATTAAGTGCAAACCAATCTATAACTTTATATGCTTTGCTTACTAAGTTGTCGTCGTGTGGTGTAGGTGTTAATGCAGCTATCATTGAACAGATTGAAACTATCCAAGGTACTACTCCTACTATTTTTAAAATTGTATCTAATAAATCTAACATTTAATTCTCCTCTGTTTTTCTATTTAAAGCTTCTTTAACCTGCAGGTGTAACTGCTCTAGGCGTACCAGAGAATTCACTTTCCCCTGCAACCGGAACATTTCCTGTTCCGATGTTGCCACCACCAGTGCCTGTAGGTCCAAGTTCTTGAGGTTCTGCAGGTGTTCCAGCAAGGCTTCCCATAGGTCCTTGTTCCCCACCAGCAAGTTCAGCTTCCGAGCCAACGTTTTGTCCAACATTTTGCATTCCTATTATTTGTGCCATTATAGCAGCTTCTTCTGGGTCATTGAGTATTTCATCAGGGTCCAAATCTAAGCTGTAGGCAAGTTCACTAATTAATTTAGAAATCTTAACAAATGGTGCAATAGCTGGACTTTGTGCAGTTTGTAGAAACATAGTCAATCTTTGACTTCGTACTTCTTTCTGCATCAAGCTATTAGTACCTGTTGCTTTAACTTCTAAATCACCTTTCACATCTAGCGAGCCTTCAAAAAACTGCATGTTCCATTGAAAAAAAGCTTCGCCTAACGGTTTTAATAAAAAGTCATCAAGATTCTTAACGACTGTTTTAATATTTAAACTAGCAGCACCTAGCAACATAGACATACCAGAGGCAGTCCTTGTCATACTTTGTACACCAGTTTGACCGTGTGAATACGATGGTATGCCGGTCTGTTCGTCAGCAAGTTGTCTAAACTTGTCGAACATCATCATATTCTCTGGAGCAGTATTAGGAAACTTCAAACCGTGTATGGCTTGTCCCGGCATTCCAGCTTGTCGCCTGAATATTTTGCCCGGATATATTTCCATGCTCTGCCCTCCAATTAAAGCTGACTCATCTACGTCAAAGACAAGTGAACCAGCCATTGCTAAATTATCAACTGCCATTCTCGCATGACCATTCATAATTTGCTGAGAATCATCCATATTTTCTGCTACTCCTATACCAAAGAAATTATATGGATTTCTTTCATAAGGAAAAGCATGATAAGGTAATCTATAAGGTGTAAATGGATTTATTACAGCTCTTAGTAGTTCATTACCGCATACCCATGCGTTAATCTGTACCTCATCTAAATCATCTATACTTTCGTCTAATTCAATACCAACTTCTCTAGCATACTCGGCATCCATGATACCCCAATATTCTAGAACTTCAAAATTAGTTTGGTAATCATCAACTCTAGCATCATCTTTTAATTGACTTTCAAAATCTTTTTCTATGTAGTTTGGTCCTTCAGCTAAGCAAGCCCTAATTGCATCTTTATTAAAGTAAGGCATATTACGAAGCTGTCGAAGTTGTGATTTATTCATTTTATGTCTATGAACAATATATTCACATTCTTCTATGCTTGTGCCTGAAGGGTCTGGGTAAAAATCCCAACAACTAACAAATTCTATTCTTGGTACTCTAACTTCTAATGGGTTATAATTTCTTTCCCCATCTTCGCCTGTTTCCCACTTGTTTAATTTTTTATTATAATTAAACGGTCCTTTAACTATTCCTGTTCCTAAAAGAGATGATTCTAATAAAGCACTTCGTATTTCAGACGAGCCTTTAGATTCATCTATTTGGTCATGGATAAGTTTTTCCATTCTTCTTGCAGCTTTTTGTGCCGGAGAGATTTCTAAAACTTGTGGATTTGGTTTAAGTCCTTCAACTAAATTATCTTCAACTTCATCCTCTAAAGTTTCACTGAACATACCTTTACCAAAAGTAGCTCCGGGACTTAAAGTACGTCCATCACCTTCGTAACCCACATCATAAGGATTCTCTATTCTATTACCTATGTCGTCTGGTAAAGAACTTTCAAGACCAACTTGAGGATTATTTATATCTAGGTGAGCATGTTCTAATTCACCTTCAGGTACTTTAGTTTCTTGAATACCAATCGGAAACTTACCTGTGCCAAAAATAACATCTACTAATTGTCCAAAAGCTGCTAAGACTTTTGTTTTAGTTATCTTGACAAAAATTCTAGACTTTTCTGAGTCCCTGAATTTAACTGATTTATTATAAAGACCTCGATAATTTTCGTAGGACTTTAACCATCTTTGTTCATCTGAGTTTCTAGCATCTTCAGCTTGATAAAACCTACCTTGAATAATACCAACTAAGTTTTGTTTTTGGTCTAACTCTAAAGTTAAATTTTTACCAGCTTCGCCTTCAACATCTTCATAAATGTTGTCTGCATTTAAAAATGTATTTTCTTGTTCAGCCATGTAAATAAATTAATATTCTACGCCTAATACTAGTTCTAAATCACCGACTGAAAAATCAGGTGTTGTATCTGTACCTGCAATAAATGCAAAACAATAAACACTTGTGCTTCCAGCAGCAGCTTGTAATAAAACAGGAAACCTTGCTTTAGCTATTTGGTCGCCGTCTGTTGCTCCTGCACTTTCTAAGTTATTATCAAACCTAAAAATTCTACCACCACCATAATTATAATCGTCAGCAGAGCCATCGAGTGTTAAAGTTCCCATTACTTTTGCTGTTGCAAAATCAGAATCTGATACATTTCTTTCAGCATTTACAGTACCCACAGATTGATTTACTTGACAAAAGAATATTTCTGCATCAAACACAGAATTAGATTTAGAAATAATCATAGCAGATACAAGCTTAGAACATTCTCCCGGCTTGCCGACAGCTAATGGTATTTCTGTTGTATCAAATAAAATATCATTATTTGCATAAGTAACTCCTGTAATTGTAGGTGTTACTCTTATAACTCTTCTAGCATTTTGATTCATAATTATAGTTCTCCTTAATATCCAAATGTTGAATCAGAGGGGTTATGCATTTCTCTTTTTAGTCCTCTAATTCTTTCTAACGGACTATCCACTCTTGGTCTGCTCATTATTAAATAACGTAGAGCATCGTAAGCGTGGTCCGAAGCATGTGTATCTACATCCTCCGGATTAGTTTTAGACAAAGGTATCGACTGTAATTCTCGTATTAAATTCGGACAAGTATTAAATATCTGTAACCTTGGTCTGCCGTTTTCTTTAATCTTTAAAAACTCATGTATTTGAATTTTGCCTTGAATCCTGTTCTTATCAGCTCGTCTTAATTTATGACCAGCTTTAATTAAGGCTTCTCCAACGGTAGGACCAGTAGTACCGGTTCTAGCCCATGCAGCAGTATCTAATACACCCGGGACCGATAAAGGGTCCTCAAGTTCCATATTCCCTATTATACTGCCTAATTCTTCACCTGTCAAGCCCTTTCTGTATAATTCTCTATATATTATTAAAGTTCCATCATTTATATCAATAGCACCCCATAAACAACAAGACTCAGCTGCGTATCCATAGTCAATCCCTTTAACTCTTTCCCAGTGTACAGGAATCTGAAAAGGAGTAACAATATGCTTAGTATTATCAAACTCTACAAAGGCTGCACCTTCGGCAACATCCCAGTTTCCTTCTAGTAATTGTCTTCTTTGAATAGGCGGTAAAGACTTTAGCATCTGCTCATAAACACCATCTTTAGCTAAGTAAGGGTTGTCTACTAATTTAGCCGGAATAAACTTTCTGGTTAAACCATCTGCACCTAAAAAAGATTTATTATCTTCATGGGGTTCAATATATCTTTTCTTTACCCAAGACGCACCGGCTCCACCGGGGTTAGCTGTACATCTTAAATAAGTTTTAATAGATGGGTCGGTGGTCCTTAGACGAGAAGCAAGATAATTCCAACTAAACTCCGTAGGTAGATGTGTGATTTCATCAAAGCCAATCCAAGAATAGGCTTGACCTTGGTATCTATACACATCGGCATCTCGTTCTAAGAACCCAAATTCTATTTTAGCACCACTAGGAAAATTCCACAACTTCTCTACTTCTCTAAACTTAGCACCGGGAAATGCTTGGGGATATAGTTCACGAGATTTATCAATCATCTCACGAAGTTCTGGCATAGACCTTCTTAGTATTAAAGCACGATGAGCTTTTTTGTGAGCATAACGTAGGGGGTCAACCAACATAGCGTAGGATTTACCACCACCAGCAGCTCCGCCATAAAGTACATCTTTTTCATCGGCAGCTAAGAAATCTGTTTGTGGTCCTTCATTGGCATGGAAAACAACATTAGCTTCTTTTAATTGTTCTTGAACATCTTCAGGTACTTCAGCTAATTTATTTTCAGTAACAACATTAGAGGTTGTTTGTTCGGTAGCTTTTTTAATAACTTCTTCTTGAGCTTTGATAGTTTGCTCTTTATTATATAAAGCTTTTTTTTGTTTGGCTAATTTCTTTTTACGTTGAGCAACTTTCTTTTTATGTTGTTCAGCGAGAGAGGGGTCAGAATCTAGATAATTCTTAAGGGCAACATGAGAAATGCTACGCCCTGCTTCTTGAGTAATTAAACGAGCAGCCTCTCTAAGAGAATACTTCTGTTCGCTAACGCCTTGTAGATATTTGTTTAAGGCTTTGAGTTCTTTAGGTATGGGTTTGAGATAACCCTTGATGTCACTTAGTTCGTAACCAAAAGGAATAGTGTGACTTTTTCTTACTAGGTAATCTTTTGGTATGTTCTTCATAATCTTTCAAAGCTGGGCTTTCCAGACATAAAGATGGAATAAATATCTGGAAAACCTCTTACGCTGACTCAGTCTTTCGACTTCGTGCCTTTACTAAAGATAGCATCCCAGTTTTTTGCAAACTTTTCTCTATCTTTAATTGGTCGTTGTTTAGAACCTTTACCTAAAAAAGTTTTAGTTTTAACTTTAAGAGGTTTGGTTTCGCTTCCTAATAAAGCCATCTTATTTCTTTTTCTTAACTAAATCTTTATGTACCATTGTATAGGCTTCATTCTTTGCTGTAGTTTTATCATCAGCTATATATCTACCGTCTTCGTCACGGGTTCTAACTTTTACCCAGCCAAAGAAGTTACCTACTTTTTCCCAAAAATTCATTTTCTTTTCCTACCACTTTACCTTATTAGCCCAATATGCTGCAGACATTTTACCTCTGGCAATATTCTTAGCATGTCGAGCCTTGAAACTTTTACGTTTAGCTTTCATTCTATCAGACTCACCCTCTTTAGGTTTGCCCGCAGTCTTAGCTCCCTTCTGTCCAAAACGTATAAGTTTAAGTGTATGTCCGTCTTGAACAAGAACCACG